CCGCGAGAAGCCCTGGAACAGAAGCTCCTCCACGCGGTCGGCCTCGATGCGCGCCTCCTCCTCGGACGGCATCACCAGCGGGAAGCAGATCACCGTGAACGTGCGACGGCCCACCGTGTAGTGCATTCCCCGCGCCGTCCACGACGTCGGTGTGCTCGGCGTCACACGCACGAACGGCCGCTCGAACGCGCCCTCCTCCACCGCGTAGCGGACCTCCCACTCCGGGCCGACCGCGAGCGCGACGTAGCGGCTCAGGCTGCGCAGGACGTCGTTGGCGGTCCTCACCAGTCCACCCCCATGAACGAGCCGTGGACAACCGCCTTCTCCGCGAGCAGCGCCTCTCCGAGCGACTGCCCGTCGATCCACACGAAGCCGACCGACCGGCCGTACTTGTCGCGCGTCGTCGGCTGCACCACGATCTCCTTCGCGCCGGTGAGCAGCCGCTCGGCGATGCGCTGCGCCTCGCGGCCCGCGACGCGGATCACGTTGCCCTGCGCGTCCAACTCCGCGCCTTGGCGAAGCTCCCGCGCCGAGTAGTCGCGCAACCGGACGTCCTGCACCTGCGCGCCCTCCCGAAAGCCGTTCACGCCGAGGTCCAGCAGGAACCAGTAGGTGTCGCCGTCATGCACCGCGTCGCCCCGGTCCGGCGTGTGAAGTTGCGCGCGTACGCGCACGAGAGCGGAGACGTCGGTCATCGCTGCCGGTTCGCCCGCGCCTCGATGTCTGCGGCCCACTGCGTCAGCGTGCTGTCGAACAGGCCCATCTCGATCTCGTGCTCAAGCACGTCGCACGCGATGGCGACCATGTGCTGACCCGGCGAGCCGGGATGCATGACCTTCTTCGCGCGGATCCACTGCCCCGTGCGCGGGTCACGCCACGCGAGGAACTCGGCGTGCTTCGGAACGATTGGGTACTTCCGCCCCTTCGGCCCGTAGAGGCCGGTGCCGTACTCGACGTACGGCGCGTAGTCCACGTCCGTCGAGACCTTCGCCTCGTACGCCGTCACGACCCCGACGATCTTGTTGACGAGCGGCTCGGTGTACCACGACGTCCGCAGGTTGCCCGTGTCGATGGGCGTGTTCATCACGATCAGGTCGTGCATCCGGTCCGCGCCCTTGTGCGCCATCTGGCGCAGCGCGAGGCGCGTGCGCTGTTGCGCCTCGTCGTCGAAGAACACGGTGAGGCTGCCGCCGACGTACGGCATCAGGGAAGCGGCTCCACCTGAACTCGATGGCCCTCCGGGCAGACCATGAACATCAGCGACGGCTGCCACTCCTCGTTCTCCCGAGTCCAGCGCATCTCGGTACGCACGACCGGCTCGCCGCACTCGTGGCACGGCGGGGCCGCCCACTCGATCATCTCCTGCCGCTTCACAGATCCTCCCGACGCGGCTCGTTCAGCCGCGACAACGGCACCGTCCAGCCGATCACCCGGCGCTTCTTGCGGATCGGCACCGGGTCGCCGTTCACGCGCCACAGCGCTTCGCCGAGTTCGCGGCTCGTGACCTCGATCTCGTCGCTGGCGCGGATCTCCACCGGGTCCCCGGCGAGATCGAACGCGCCGCACATCATCTGCGGGTTCGGCGCGGTCCGTCGCCGCCCCCGGCCGGGATCCTCGCCCTCCGGCGCAGGCTCCGGCATCAGCCGCGCGCGGAACCACTCGAACGGGACCGGCTGCATCTCCGACCGGCCCTCCGTATTGCGCGGTCCGGCCATCTTCCGCACCACCCGCGCTCGATCCACCAGAGCCGAGTTGAGACCCATCGGCTACGCGCCCCACCAGTGGTACGGAGCGCCCTCGATCAGGCTGTCGCGATACGGCAGGCGCTCGGCGGCCCATCCGACCTCCTGTACGTCCATCGCCGGGACCACCGTGTCCGGGTCGAAGAACACGAGCCACTCGTCGTGCTTGTCCGGGGTCATCAGGCCCCAGAGCAGATCGTTCAGCCACGGCCACGCAACCAACCGGCGCGCCTTGATCGCGTCCTCCGGCGACCGCCGCGTCTCCGAGTAGTTGCCCGCCGAGAAGCTCTGGATCAGGTCGAAGTCCGCGAGCGTCTCGACGTACTCCGCGCCCTCCTGAATCGTCATCAGTTCCGCGAGGCCCTGCACCGCGCGCTCGACCTCCGGCGCGAGGTCATCCGGCACCGACGAGAAGTCCAAGCCGGTGAAGCGCTTGAACGCGGCCACCGACCGCCGGACGGTGCGGTCGGCCTCCTCCGGCGTCGCCGCCTTGAGATCCGGCTGCTTGGTCCACGCCTGGATGTCGGTCGCCGTCGGCTGATTCATGCGTCCTCCCGAGACAAGGAAGGGCGGGCACAATCAGGCCCGCCCCCCGGTCAACTGCTTGTCGGCCCCCCGGTCTAGGAGGGCTTCCCGCCCGACTGGCCGCCCGACTGCGACTTCGCCGACGCCGACCCCGACTCGGCCTCGGTGTCGCCCTCGCGGGACTTCGCGCGGGAGGACCGACGCGGGCCGTCCTCCTCGTCGCGATCCCGGCGCAGGTGACCGCGCGTGTCTTCGAGGTTGGAGTCCACGAGCACCTTGTTCGTGCGCCCGTTGTCGTCCTCCACGACCGCGACGGTGCCCTGCGAGCGGCCCTGCTTGCGGACCACCGCGTCCACGACGTAGCCGTCCATGCCGTCCGGCAGTTCCACCTTGTCGAGGTCCAGTTCGGACGACGCCTCGTCGTCCACCGGGAAGGAGGAGACCGTCGCGAGGTCGGCCGTCCTGAGCGCGGTGTTGCGGCGGATCATCTCCTCCGCGTTGCCGACGCCCTTGCCGAAGTCATCGGCGAGTTCGTGGAGCGCCTGCTCCTGCGTGTCCTTGTCGTTTCCGCGAGGCATTCTCGTCTTCTCCTTGCGCTAGGCGACGACGTTCCGGCGCGCGCCGCGCGGGTCCACCGCAGCGCAGCCGAAGTCGAGCCGGACCTTGAAGTCGATGGAGTCGATGTCCCACGAGTACGGATCCGGGCCATCGAGCATCCCGGAGGCGTCGGGGGTCTTGCGGAACACCTTCGGCGACTCCTGCCCGTTCAGGAAGCCGACGGCGAACGCCGGGACGCGGGACGGGTCGGCGAACATGTACCAGTCGTTCGCGTCCGACAGGTACGGGTCGTAGACCACCGCGTCGTTCGGGATGATCCCGTTGAGCGGGTTGAGCGTGCCCTTGTCGAACACGTTGCTGCCCGCGCCCGCCGCCATCGCGATCTGCGCCTGCGCACCCGTCAACTGCGAGTTGATGATGCGGTTGGCGATCAGTTGCAGGCGGGGATCGCCGACGACGAGCGACGCGACGTTGACGCGGATGCGGCGACCGGAGTCGTCCACCTGCTTCGTCATCTGCGACACCGCGTCGGCGAGGGCGTCCTCGGACAGGGCCGCCGTGCCCTGATTGCCGCGCGCGCCCGAGAAGAACGGCTGACCGTCCGCCGCCGTCGGGTTGGACTCGATCAGCGCGATCACCGTCTCGACGATGAACTCGGCCGCCGCGTCGCCCATCTCGGCCGGGGCCGAGTTCAGCAACTCGTTGGTCTCGTCGTTGATGATCGCGTGGCGGGTGATCCCGTAGAGGCCGCCGTAGGTGTCCACCACGAGGGAGACGCTCGGCCGCTCACCACGGACAAGCTGCGGGTACTCGCCGTGCTCGCCGACGTACCCCGGCTTGCTCATGCCGGTCAGACCGCGCAGCCGCCGCTCGCGGAAGTCGGGCATGTTCTCGATGCGGGCGTAGCGCCGGTACTGCGGCTGCACCCTCTCGTAGCCATGCCAGATCGCCTGCCGGACGGGGCCGAACAGGAAGGACGGGAAGTCGGCCCGCGTGTCCGCCTCGTCCAGTTCCAGCCGCTCCTCGCGCCAGTTCTGGTACGCCTCGAACAGGAGGACCGGCTTCCCGTAGTCGCCGTACTGCTTCATGGGTTGATCTCCGTTCCTCTCTCTCCGACGGCTCCTAGAAGGAGTCCTTCGCGTCGAGGTCGATGCGGACCTTGCCGGTGGGCACGCCACGGCCGTCACCGACGACCTCGACGACGCGCCCGAACTTCACGTTCCCCGCCGAGGTCTCCGTGAGGACCCCCGTCGCGGCGGTGATGTAGACCGCATCGCCCTTGGCGAAACCGGCCACGGTGTTGACCTGCACGATGCCCTTCTTGACGAGCCAGAACTTCTCGCCGACGTCGATGATCGCGCGGTTCGCGAGACCTTGGTCCCACCCGCGCTCCTTCTGCTTGACGGCGATCCCGACCTCGTTGTTGATCGCGACCGGGTTCCCGTGGGTGATCGTGCCGCCGGTGCTGTTGACCTCGTGGGTCCCCCGGCCGGGCTGGTTGTAGGTCATGGCTCCTTGCTCCTTGTCCGCGACCTACGCCGCGTAGATCTTGTCCGGGTCCTCGAAGCCCGCCTCGCTGAGAACCTGCGCCCAATAGGGCTGCGGCCCCGCCGGGGGCTTCCCGTCGTCCGTCTCGCCCTCGGCGAGGGCGGCCTTGCCGCCGTCGGCCTTGCCCTTGCCGCCCGCGTTCTTCACGCGCGTGGGCCGCGCGTCGGCGAGGCGCTCCTTCTCGTCCTCGATGTCCTTCTTGACGGCCTCGCGGAGCTTCTCCTCGGCCTTCTTCTTGGCGGCCTTGGGGTCGTCCTCGTCCTCCTCGTCGTCCTCGACGTCGAGCTTGGGCTTGGGCTTGTTGGTCGCCTCGTCGAGGCTGTACTCCTCGCGGAGCTTCTTCTGCCACGACTCCGGGAGCCGCGACTCGGAGATCATCTGATGGGCGAGGCGCTCCAACCGCGAAAGCTGGAACGCGCGGGCCACCTGCGCCTGCGCCTGCGACTCGACCAGTTCGCGCTGGTCCTCGACCTGCGACTCGACGAGACGGGCGATGAACGCCTGGACCTCGGTGCTCTCGGAGAGCGCCTCGAT